CGACGAGCCGGATCAAGGGCACATGGAAAAGGAGCATTACCCCATACTGGTTGCCAGTGCTGGAGTGGCTGACGGACATAACCACTCGGGTGATATGGGTGATCGCGGCAACACAGACGGCAAAGTCCACGATCTTGGGGGGATATTTTGGTTATATCATCGACACAGATCCTGGACCTACGCGGTTGGTAGTGCCAGACGAGAAGATTTCTAGAAAAAGAATCAAAAAACTCAGATCATCTTTTAAGGCCAGTAAACAAATACTCCGGCATTTCCGGGGTAATGATATAAATCGGTTTCTGATTGGAGAGACCACCGAGCTTGATAACATGATATTCACCCTGGGTTGGCCTACAGCCCCTGATACGCTTGTTGATGATACATGCAGGTACGGGCTGTACGATGAAGTAGAAAAATGGGTGCAGCAATTGCCGGAGGGGGGGGATCCGATATCTGAGTTGCATAGCAGATTCCGCACGTTCTATAATGTTTCAAAGCAGGTGGCTTTTACGAGTCCGGGGTTAAAAGGGTCATTGACTTGGCGGAACGTCCAGCGATGCCAGCAATGGCATGTCTGGATTCGGTGCTCTTTTTGTTTAGAATATCACATCCCCAGGTGGCATAACGTGCAATTGGATAGGAAGCCGGACGGTCACTTTTTTGAGGCGGACACATATGAGAGAGGCGGCAAGGCCCATTATGTTTGCCCGCACTGCAAAAAGCGATGGTCCGAATACGAGCGGTGGGACGCGGTGACGCACTTCGTCGCGTGCCCGGATGGGTTAGAGGTCCAAACCGGCGGACAGATCAGCGGGCCGATTGAGTTCTCGGCATATAAGGCCATCCACTTCCCGTGTTTGCTCGTTCATCCGATGTTCTCGACGGTGGATATTTTGGCAGCGGAATTCATAGCCGCATGGAAGGAAAAAGAACAGGGTAATATTGACCCGTATAAAACCTTTCGGTGCAATGAGGAGGCCGAGTTCTGGGAGCAGAGGCAGCGGCAGACCGACGCTGCCCAGGTCGGAACGCACAGGGACCAGTCCTACCGTCTAGGGCAGGTCCCCAGGGGGGTACAGATGGTCACGGTCGGCACGGACGTACAGGCGGACCACGTCTGGATGGTGGTCATGGGCTTCGGCTACCGATACGAGCGGTGGTTGCTCTGGGCCGGGCGGATCGAGACGGGCAACACCGCCAAGGCCGAGAACTGGCAGGTAGTGGAGGACATGCTGACGGTCGAGTGGACCTCAGCCGTTGACCCTGCGATCCTGTACCGTGCGGCCCGCGGGGCCATCGACTGCCGATACCAGCGGGCCGAGCGGGACGAGGAATCCACCGTGGTGTACTCTTTCTGCCTGCGATTCGAGGAGGGCGTGGTCATGCCGGTGTTGGGATCGGGTCGCGACCGCATGAAGGACGTGGCCTACCGCGTGAGCAAGCCCCTGGCTGGTAGCGACCTAAAGCGATACCTGGTCAACGTGGATGCCTACAAGGACCGCCTATGGAACGGCCTGCATGACCCCGAGCGTAGCCCGGGCCCCGGATATATGCACCTGCCGGCGGATATAGCGGTCGAAGTGATCGACCAACTGAGCAGCGAGGAGCAAGTCCTGAACGAAGGGCAGTGGATCTGGCGACTAAAGCACCGCGGCGCGAGGAATCACCTACTGGATGCGACGGTTTACGCAGACTTTGCGGCAGAAATAGGGGGTGTTTTCACCCTGCGGGACGTGGATTTTTACAAGGGGCTTCTTACTTCCAGACAACGGAGGGAGATCAAGAACAAAAACATTGATCGTGAGGATAGAAAGCCGGGGTTTCTCGATGGATTGCCGACCTTATGAGTGGTTTTTTGGACGACATCCCCGGAATCCCCTTGGGGACCAAGCACAAGAAACGAGACATAAAGCAGATCAATTGTGTGACCTATACCATCCCCAGGTGTCCGGCCTGTGGGAGCAGTCGGTGCCCGACGTATGAAAGCCAGGGGGCGTTGAAGTATCGTAAATGTGTTGACTGCAGCAACACGTTCAAATCTTTTGTGCTTAATTGGGACCCGGAGAGAGATCCAGACATTAAAAAAACTGATACTAATAGTTAGTAAAGATAGGCTAAAGGGGATAGCTAACAATCGTCCGCATATTGAGAATAAGGGTAATGGCAGCCAAGACCCTTGCTCAATATGAAGCCCTCCTTGACGCGGTGGATACCTGCATCGAGGGGATTTTGACGGGCGCCCAGGCCATGTCCATGAATGGGCGATCATATGCGAGGGCGGATCTCGGCCAATTGCGCGAACTGCGAGAACACTACGAAGAGCGGATAAACAGTCTGAACATGGCCGGGGTAAACGGCAGACGGGTGGCGGAGTTCTGATGCCGATGCAACGCGACCGCCAGACCACGGGGACGAACTGGGACAAACGTCTGGAGCGGACATCGGATCGTTTTTGGCGGGCCATCTGGCCCAAACACGCCTTTGACCAGGCCAGATATCGCATGGCCTACGATGCCATCGACGGCATGCGCACCCGCACGAAGCGGACCAATACAGGCGGCACCGGTGACAAGCACCTGACTGATAGCAGCCTCGACGGTCTCCGCGAGATCCAGCGGGACATGATGCGGAACAACCCCCTGGTCGAGGGGCTTCTGCTTCTCGAGCTCGATGAGATTGTGGGGGAGGAATACCCCAAGATCCAGGCATTGACCGCAGACGAAGGATGGAATAAGGAGGCTGAGGCGTCATGGAAAGAGGAGTTAGTCAAGACCCCCTGTGACGTTACGGGCCGATTCAACGTCAACCAATTGATTGGCCTGGCCTTTCTATCGTATCGTCGGGACGGGGACCATTTCCTGATCTTCACGGACGACGGCATACAGAGTGTGGAAGGCGATTGTGTCGGGACCCCTTTCAATCTTCGCGGGGCATCTTTTACCATCACCAATGGTCTGGCCTTTTCCAACCAGACGGGCAAGTTTCTGGGCTGTTACGTAGGCCGGCCTCGCCCGGGCGGGTACTACATCGACCCATCCTCATACCATAGGTATGAGGCAGCCGAGATCCACCACATCTTCAGCCCCCAACGGACAAGCCAGAGCCGAGGCGAACCGGCCCTCAAGAGCGCCATTACAAAGATCGACCAGTTGGATCGCTACGTGGATGCCGAGTTGGTAGCGGCCAACGTCCAGGCGTGTTTCTCCGTATTCGTGTCCGTCAAGGACTCCGGCAAGATCCCCTCCCCGTATGTCAAAGGGATTTACTCCAGCGGGGAAGACCCGGACGGCAACAAGATGGAGAAGTTGGAGCCGGGGTCTATCCATTATGGGAATCCGAATGAGGAACCTCACCCGATAGGAATGAACAGGCCAACGGCGGTATTCGACGCCTATGTGACGCGGATGCTGTCGTTCATCACGGCCCCCATGGCGATCCCCATCATGATGGCCCTGGGGGACTACTCATCGGCCACGTTTATGAATGCCCGGTTTGCCTACATGCGGGCGCAGAGCAGGTGGCGCCGCGAGCAGGCCTGGTCCATCGCCCCCTTGGCATCGAGGATATGGAGGTGGCACGTCGATCGAATGGTGGCGAGGGGCGTATTGACGGAGCAACCGGACCAGTATATCCACTCAGTGCAGTGCCGCCGATGGCCCTACGTTGACCCCAGGGTGGAGGCCGAGAGCGAGACCAAGCAGTTGGAAAACGGCACAGGGACCCGCCGCGAATTCATCGAGGCCAGGGGTAAGGACTACGATGAGATCCTGGAGCAGCGGGCCAGGGAAAAGACGGATTTTTCTGTAGAAGAAAAACCGACCGACGGAAAGCAGCCGGCCGACGTTAAAAAGGAGACCACCAATGCCACAGACTGAAACCCTCCCATCAAAACAAGGCCCGTCTGCCGTGCCGGCACAGGCAGGCAATGAGGCCCCATCTCAGGCATGTTGGTTCACCGACTGCAACGACACGGTTGTCACCTTCGCCGAGAGTACCGACGCGGTAAAGGACAACAAGTTCAACATCGTCGGCTATAGCGGGGGTATCATCCCCCGGCACTGGTACTGGGGGAACCTGGCCTTCGATCTCAAGGGCCTCAAGTTCGGCAAAAAGAAGACACCTGTCCTCTGTCAGCATGACGTTGACCGTCGGGTTGGCGTGGCAACCAAGCAAGAGATCACCGACCAGGTGACCTTTGAAGGGGCATTCCTATCCAACGAGGACGCACAGAAGGTCAAGAGTGATATGTTGGGAGGTTTCCCAATGGAGGCTTCTCTCAATGTCCCGCCTACTGTGACGGAATTTGTAGAAGGGGGGTCATCCGTTGAGGTCAACGGTCTGACCTTGAAGGGACCCGGAACGGTCTTTCGCCAGGCGACCATCAAGGAGGTATCCATCTGCGTATTCGGAGCCGACGCCAATACATCGGCATCGGCCTTTGAAAAGGATTCAGTAGTCCGGTTCAGCCGGACAGAAAAGGAGTCAATCATGCCAGACAAAAACGCATTTACCCTGGAGACCCTCCATAAGGACTACCCGGACGTCCACGCGGCGGTCTTCAAAGCCGGCCAGGCCGACGGCGAGTCCAAGGAACGGGCCTTGTTTGTCGAGATTCTGACGGCGTGTGGGACGGACTACGAGTTGGCCACCACCTGCTTCCGGGACGGTAAGACCTCAACCGAGGCTACCGCAATGAGACTGGCCAAGGTCGAGGCCGAGAATACCCGACTGAAGGCAGAGGCCGCCAAGCAGCCGGTCAAGCCGGTTGACCCGGCCGTCCAGGAGTTCTCCGATGGCGAGGCCGCCCAACAGAAGCGGAAGGCCGACGTCCTGGACGTCAGCCAGATCGACCCCGACGACGAGGCATCTGTCAAGGCCGCGTACCAGGCGTCGGACAAGCTCAGGAGTGAGTATTTCTCCTGGAAGTCGATGCAGTCGGCGATTCGCAGGGCGAGAAAGGCGGGCGAGTAAGTATGGCGGAAAGCAAGACCAAGCCGGACGGCGTCACCGTAGAGGCCGTCCGCAAGCAGTACCCAGAGCAATGCAGTGAGATAGCGGCCGCCGCCCGTGCTGCATTGCTGGCTGAGATCGAGGCTATGGATGTCCATGAGGTCCAGGGGACCTTCCCGACACTCGTCAAAAAGCTCCAAGTCCCGATCGTCAAGGGAATGGACCCGTCCAGCGGATTCATCCTTGCCCTGACCGACCCGTTCGGTGAGGGTGCAGCCAGGGACTACGCCAAGGCCAGGGGCTGTCAGGTGTCATCCCTCCCGGCGATCCTGCCATGGGGAGACGCCGCCACGATCGTGGCCTTGAAGATGTATGTCATCCGGGCCAAGGGGTCCGGTGACGCCAAGCGGGCGGAAGCCGCCCTGGCAGCGGTCAAGAAATACAGTTCCCCGGATGCCGCAAAGATCCTGGGCAAGTAACCGTAGGGGCAGGCATGTCCTGCCCAAAACGACAAACGAACCGACAACGCCCAAAAGGGCCGGATTAGGAGTACAATATGGCACTTTCAACGAACACACCAGTTCAAGAGTTCATCGGCAGGACCGAAGGTTCGCCGGTGTACATCGCAATCCACCCGTATGAAGGATCCATGCTGGGCAACATCGCCGGCTATGTTCGGCCCTTGGTGGCCGGGGACCTCTTCAGGGGCCACGCCCTCGAAGAGCGGGACAACACGTCGGGAGCGTCCGGCGACTACAACATCGAGCATCTGACCGGCCAGTACCGGCTACAGGCGACTCTGACCGGGGTTTCCATCCTGGACGTCGGGAAAGACGTTTACGCCTCGGACGACACCACCTTGACGTTCACGCCCGCCGGCAACTCCTGGGTCGGCAAGGTCGTTCGATACGTGTCAAGCAACGTTGCGGTGGTGGCATTCAACACCTTTGAGGCGCCAGTCTGCCTGCCTGCAGATGTCATCTGGGGTAGGCTGTTGACTGGAATGTCTCATCAGGCATTCCACGAGGCCAGCGACACCCAGAGGTATCCTCTGGGCACGGTGAGATGGAAGGGAAACCGCAGATTCCATTATTGCTCTGCGGGTGCTGCTGGGGTCATTCCCAACATGGGGGCCAAACACACACCCGGAACAATCCTGTCCGAGGTGGTGCATCTCAGCGCCGCCTTGGGGGCGACCACCTTCGTCATGGACGAGGCGGGTGTCACCGCCAATCAGTGGGCCGGCGGATATGCCGTTTTTCACACAGCGCCCAACACCCAGCAGAATCGCTATATCGTGTCAAACACGGCAGCCGGCACTGGCAACCATGTCACGGTCACAATCGATGAACCCCTGACCACGGCATTGGTTGCGGCCACAACCCTGGTTGAGATCATGGCCTCACCCTGGGCCAACATGCAGTACACGACCGACGAAAAGGCGTCACACGGTGGTGTCCCCGCATGTGTGGCTACCACCGGCCAGTATTTCTGGCTCCAGACGGCAGGCCCGGTCTGGGTCACACCTGGCGGTGGGACCACCCCAGGGGACAGCAACCAGGATCGAGTAGTCTACTGGGTCGGTGACGGATCGGTCAATGGCGGCGCACATCTGACCTACGCCGGGTCTGCATACCAGCCAGCGGGGTACATCATCGACAACACCGCAGCCGGCGGCCCTCCGTTCATCATGTTGGATTGCCGGTGCTGAAAACTCCCTGAAGGTTACATAGACCTACAGGGCAAAAA